TCCTATTCTATTTCCATCAGGACGTACTCCTTGCTCAAACTCCTCAATCTTCTGTTCCTTTAACCTTTTTTCGTCGCTTAGTACGATTTGTTGTACTAGGTTCTTCATTGTCGATTGGTTCAGTAACGGTTGCAATCTCTTCTGATATTCCTTTGCTGATATTCCCATTTTTACCACAATCTAAACATTTACATTCTTTGCTAATTTTAGGATTTTTTACAAACTCATCAATTAATGCTTCATCCTTTTGATTTGTGTATTTTAAAATCCATTCTTTTTTTTGTTCTTTGCATAACTTTAGCCATTGTTCGGCATCAGTTCCAAAAATATGTTTTCCGAATATTTCCATAATATTGCTTTTAACGAAAAAATGCAACCAAAATTAATTGATTGCATTTCATCCTTGTGTTGTTTCCATTAAGGTATAAGTTAATTCTATTTACCTGACAATATATAACGAGATAACATCAGCACCTTTATGCAAATATAAATAAAAAATCCTTACTATTTCTAATAAGGATTAATTTTTTAAATAATTAGATTTACCTAAGCTACTGGAGTTATACTTGCAGTCGTTCCTTTATAAAATCTATTACCTATTTTTGTACAAGCTACACTTTCAGCACTATCATACAATTGAACTACTACACTTTGAGAAGTTGTTAACGTTGTAGTTGGTTCAAATTCCCACTCTTTCGTAGTTGGTTCGTAAATTAAAGATAACGCAGTAATTGTGTCAGGTGTTCCGTCAATAGTACATCTTAAATTAGCGATTGCAATACCGCCTAAATTAGTTGCTTGGTTCATATCAAAAGTAGCTTTAAAATAAACTTTGCCATCTGATACATCAGCACGACCAGTCATAACAATATCTGTAATAGGATTAATATCCGTATTTACATTAAAGTCCAATACCGAAGCGTCAAGTAATGCTACATCACGGTTAAATTGCGCCTCATTAATGATTTGGATTTTTGTTGTTACACTTGATGAAACTGAACCATCTGTAAACATATAAGTTCCAGTATTCAACATTCCTAAATCAAAACCACTCATTGTAGTTCCGTTAGTCGCTCCAGCGATTGCACCGCTAGAAAATACTAATAAAACGTCATACGCTTGGAATGAGTTGTAAGTATGCAAAGCATTTGAAAATTTCCAGCCACCTTTTAGGAATTTAAAAGCGTATTGAGGTAACCCGTTACGAACAACCGACAATGAAGAACCTAGTACAACAAATCGTACTAAGCGACGAAAAAAGGTTAAAGGAACAGAAGATTGAGGAGTTTGAGCAAGGAGTACGTCCTGATGGAAATAGAATAGGAACTTATCGAGACCCTGAATACAAACAAATCAAATTAATGTTAAACCCTAAAGCGGATGGATATGTCGATTTATTATACACTTATCGAACTGCTCGAAGTTTATTTTTAAGACCATATAACAAAGGTTTTCTATTCAATTGGAATGATGAACATAATTTAGTAGGTCGTTACGGATTGGATATTTTAGGAATAAATCAAGATTGGTTTAACAAACGTCAAGAAGATATTTACAGGATAGCATTAGTTTACTCAATTAAAAAAGATTATAAAATAGGATAGTTATGGAAGCATTAGATAAATTAAAACCAAAAGAACAAAGAGAGCTATTAAATTTAATTGATTTAAAAGTTCAAAATGAATTATTGTTTCAATATATAATAGACAACAAACTACCGTTTTGTTTACCTAATCTAGAAAAAAAACCGTTTGAAATAACAAATGTGGTTAGTAATACATTAGTTACTCTTATTGAAATGATTAAAAGCGGGGATTTAATAAAGAAAGATGCCTAAATACAATAACATATCAAACATTCCAGCAAAAGTTTTCTTTGAAATACTAGTATTAAAGGATTTTAATTTACTTATACCTACTTTTTTAGAAAAGCTTAAAATTAAGTTTTTTAAATATAGATTAGACAAAGTTTTCGTTACTATTTACGACGAGTTTTTTTTACAATCAGAAAACGAACAGGCGAATAGGTATTTAGAATTGACAAAGAATATAGCTTTTTTAGAGTATAAAATAGCAAGTATTAAGCAATGTTTACATTTAATGTACTTTTCAACTACTACTAGACAAATGCGATTAGATTTAATTGAAGCGTTAAAAGTTGGTTGCGATATTGAAATTAATGCCGATGCAGATTTTAAAGATGAAGTTAATCGAATATTAACAGAAAACATTGGTTGGCTAGAGAATGATTTAAGTTTTGACAGAATAGAATTAAAAGAAATGATGTCGCAAAGCAACGGCAAAGAAATTAATTACATTCAAAGATTAGTTGATTTAGCGGTTGCAAGCCCTCAAAACTTAACGATTAATCAAGAAATGACGCTTTTAGAGTTCGTAGAAACCGAAAAAGCTATAATAATATACAATAACAGTAAAAAGAATAAGTAATGGATGGTTTTATCGAAATACTAAGCCCAAGTGCTTTAAAAGACCTAACAACCGCAAATAATGAAGTTGTAAAACTGATTAGTAATATTAACTCAGCTGGTCAGGCTATGCAGTCTATTAAAACCCCTAGCGGTTCGGATAGTGCGGTTAAAAATCTCTCAAACAACTTAATCGCTCAAGAAAAAAATATACAAAAAGTTCAACAAGCTTTAGAAAAAGCAAGGATTGAAGAAATTAAATTACAACAAGCAAGAGAAAAAGCCTTTGATAAATACGATGCACAATTAGCAAAAGAACAAGCTAAACTGAATGCAAGTTTAGGTGTTTATTCAAAAGTTCAACAAAAACTAAATACATTAAATAATGAATATAGAAATTTAGCCGTAAAAAAAGAATTAAGCGGTAAATTGACTGATGCCGAAGCAAAAAGATACGATTATTTATCTTCAAGAATTACAAAATATGATACTACACTAAAAGCCGTTGACGCTTCAATGGGTAAATATCAAAGAAACGTTGGTAATTATGCGGGTGCTTTTAATCCGCTTTCAAACTCTATAAATCAACTTAGCCGAGAAATGCCAGCGTTTGCAAATAGTGTTCAAACTGGTTTTATGGCTATTTCTAACAACTTACCTATTTTCTTTGATGCGATGGGTCAGGCTATTGCGCAACAAAAAGAACTACAAGCACAAGGTAAACCAAGTCAAAACGCTTTACAATTATTAGCTGGCAGTTTCTTTACTCTAGGGACTGTTTTAAGTGTTGGCGTTACTTTATTAACTTTTTATGGTAAAGATATTGTTGAATGGGCTAGTAATGTAATAAAAGGAAGTAAATCAATTGATACTTTAAAAGAAAGTCAAAAGCAATTAAACGAAGTTAGCCAACAAGGTGCAAAAAATGCAGTTGAAGAAACAACGAAATTAAAATCATTATTAGAAATTGCAAAAGATACAAGTTTAAGTTATAAAGAAAGAGTAATTGCAGTAAATGAATTACAATCAACTTATCCCGCTTATTTTGGTAATTTAAAAGAAGAGCAAATTTTGGCGGGGCAAACCGCTGAAGCCGAAAGACAGTTAACTGATGCAATTTTATCAAGAGCAAAAGCAAACGCAGCTATTGAAAAAATAACCGAAAATCAATCAGCAATTATTGATTTAGAACTGGAACGTTTACAAATTATAAAAGAATTAGATAACGCTCAACAAAATTATAATAATAGATTAAAGATTTACGAAGAAACAAAAGACCCATCAGTCAATACTGCATTAGCGCAATCAGAAAGAACTTTAATATCTTCTAAAAAAGATTTGGCAAATATTGATAGGGAATTAGCGGACTTAAATAAAATAAATACTACTTTAACAAACTTTGCTATTGAAAAAGAAAAAGAAAGTATATTATTAAAATACAAAAGTAAAGACGCAACTAAATCGAATGCAGAGGCTAAAAGAGAAGATGTTGAAGCTATAAAAATGCAAACTGAAAGCACTAATACATTTTTGCAAAAATTAATATCTTTACGTGATGCTTTCGCAAAACAAAGAGATACAATGACTGAGGGTAGGGAGCAATGGCAAGAATTAAATAAGGTAGTCGCTGGTTATCAAAATTTAATCGACGCTATAAAAGAAACTGGAGACCCATTAAAAGATAGCGCTTTAAAATCAACTGATGAATTTTTAAAACGTTACAAAAAAAATACAAAAGAAACACTTGATGAAACAAAATCTTATTGGAAAGAACACGGAAGAGAAATAATCGATTTATCACAAGATTTAATCAATACTTTAGCTGAAATATCAAATCAAAGATTTGAAAATCAATTATCGGATTTAGAAAAAGAAAAAAACACTGCTATTTTGTTTGCTGGGGAAAGTGTTACGGCACGTGAAGAAATTGAAAGACAAGCTGAAATAAGGAAAAAAGCAATATTAGACAGACAAGCAAGTGCGCAAAAAAAACTTGCAATGTTTAACATTATTACCGATACTGCGCAAGCCGTTGTTGCTTCGTTAATTCGTGACCCAAGCGGAACTTTAGCTATTATAATCGGTGCTATTGGTGCAGCTAATTTAGCGTTGGTTGCAAGTCAACAAGTACCACAATTTGCTGATGGTGGTGTTCACGAGGGCGGTTTAATGATGGTTAACGACCAAAAAGGTAGTAAATACAAAGAAATCATTGAAACTCCCGACGGTAAAAAACGTATTTTTAACGAAAGAAATAAAGTATTAAATGCGCCAAAAGGAACTAAGATTTACAACGCTACCGAAACCGAAAGCATACTATTCAACAACGAACTAAACGGAATTTTAACAAATAACGGAATTTCAAACGCTCCGACTGTAATTGTTGACGGTGGGTTGAGTAAAGAGGATTTTAACAATGGAATCAGTAAACTTGCTAAGACCATTAATGAAAAAGAAACGTTTTCTTTTGTGGAGGATAAAAGAGGCAGAAAAATATACAAAGAGAAACAAAGAAAAAGAACCGAACTACTTAACGTAATTTTAAAAGCTGGTCGTTATGACGTTTAAACATTATCTTAATTTTTTATCGTTACCTACAGTTGGTAAAATACGTATTTCTGAACCTTTCGGGTTTGATGGAAGTAGTTTTAAAATAAAACAAGACGATAAGCGTTTTGGACGTGACGTTTATATTGCCGATGAAGAAATAGAATTGGAGTTTACACGTGAAGAGTTTGAGAGATTAAACGAACCACAAAGACAATTAAACGGTCAAGTAATAAATCACGCTTCTTTAGGCTTTGACTACTTACTTGACGTGTTCCAAAATGAGGGTTGGGAGGGAAAAGTAGAGCATATTATCGAGGACGAGAATAATATTGAGTTTATACGTGGTAATTTCGATATGTTCACGGCTATTGTTAGCTTTGATAGTATTAAATTTAAAATCGTTCAAGACACCAATCGAGAATTAATCAAACGTTTAGAAGATACTGAAATTAATGCTTTTTCAGATGTGGCTATTGACGAAAGAGAAATCGAACCTTGTCAAACCGTTGATGTATTGTTGAAAGCGTTACCGATTAGTGATTTTAGCGAATGGCAAATGAATACGCAAACGGTTTTTAACTCTTTGAATTTAGAGCGATTTAATCCATTTATGAATTTAATTACTTTCGTAGTTCAAAATAGTTTAGTTCCTTTTGACAATAGGATTGACACTAATTTTGAGGATGCCGTTAATAATTTTACCTATGTAAAAGCAATTAATCAATTAAGTAATGGAAAAATAAGTTTTGATATTACCGCTACAATTAGATACAGACCAAACGGAAGCGGTTCGACTATATCAACTTTTGAGTTAAACTGCTTTAGATTTTTTGCACCGTATAATACAGGCGATACTTTGGATATTATTCCAGTTTACGAAAAAGTATTTAGCGGTGGAACTAATCAAGATTTTACAATCAATGAGTTAATCGAGATAGATTTACCCGATTTGCAAATAGGACAAAGTTTAGCATTCTTTTGGACTGAAGCAACCGCTTCTAGTGTTGTTATTAGCGATATGGGAATGACTTTTAATAAATACAATGTAAATCTTAACTATACTTCAACTGCCATTAACACCGTTGTTAAAATGGTTCGTTTAATCGATTTGGTTAAGCATAACGTAAAATCATTAGCGGATATTCCAGTTATTGCACCCGCTTTTGATGTTGGTGGCGAGCATTACGACACTTTTGTTGCAAATGGTTATTTGTTAGGACAAATTACTGATAAACCGTTTAATAACAAATTATCAGAACTGATTAATTTCGTTCAAGAAACTTGTAGCGATTACCAAATTAATCCTGATAGTTTTGAAATATTAGCGTATAATGATTATTATACTAATATTGACTTGGGTAGTTTTTACGAATTACCAAATAGCAATCAAACAACAATATTCAATAAACGTTACGCTTTAACCAATGCCGAGTTTAAATATAAAAAATCTTCTAGTGAAAGAGAAACCAACGGAGCGAACTCGATTGATGATGTACATACAGAAACGCAAAAGTTTATTAGCGATGCGGTAAATGGAAGTTTAAAAGTAGAAATAAATCATATTCGAAGCGCACCGTTAATCGAACAACAAAGACGTAGAGTTTTTGACAACGAGCAAACTACATCTTTACAAAATGACGATAGTAGATTTTTTATAGACTGCACAAGATTAGCGCCAAACACTAGAAATAGCATTCCTTCTGTTTTTGCTATGCAAGTTCAAGATGATGGAACGCTAAAAATATTGAATAACAATTTAGCGGGCGATTTGACTAATTTCAATTGGACATTATTAGGCTTTAAAGTTGGTGCATCATTTACAATCGATGGAGAAGAAAACGCTGGAACTTACACGGTTTTATCAGTTGATACGTCCGTTGTTACATTAACACCAGTTATGGCAACACCCGATTTTTCGGGGGATGCTTTTATTACTGTTAGTTGGATTTTAAATAATGTGCTTTACACAAATAGAACAACAGAGGGATTTGAAACCATTACGGGAATTGACGCATTAACAGGATATAGCAATTTAATGTATAGCTGGGGGCGAAATATTAAAAGATGGTATCCATACTTAGCAACCGCAACCAATTTTAAAAGGGATGGTAAAATCAAAACTACATCATTTAAGATTAACGGTAAATTAGAAACAAAACTATTTACTGAAAGTGAAGTAGTGAGTGATAGTGCGGATATTTTAAATGCGGATATTTCAGATTTAAAAGTATTGACACCGTTTGTACATAGCGTTTCAGTGTTCGCTGATTTTAATACTATTTTGCAATTGGTTCAGGATGTACAGAATTTAAAAGGTTTTGTTAGGGTAAAGTTAATCGATGGTAGAATGATAAAAGGACATATTAAAGAACTTGATTATGTTTGGTCAACTGGCGAATTGGACTTGGAAATTGAAGAACGTTTTGAGGGTGATTATATGACAATTGTAAAAGATGGCGATACTATTTTTGTTAATGAAGTTGGATATGATGAAAAAATAGGTTTAAATAAGTTTATTATTAATGATATTTATGTACTTTTGTTCGACAACAATAATATCGAAATTACTAAACCGATACGATTTACAAATATTTCTATTAACGGAATTGTTTATGAGGATTTAGTAGAGTTTAGCGATGCGATGTTTAATATATTAACGTAGTGATTACGTCGATTAATGGAAGATTATAGTTTTATTAGGCTTGAGCCAACCTTATCGCTTGCGAGATATACTCGCAACTCTCCCGTTGCTACTATACTCAACAACTGGTTCATACGTCTTGAAACGGATAAAACTTACTTTCAAATATCTAATACTAAAAACGGTATTGCTTTCGATGGTAATTATACTGTTTTTGTTGTTGATTGTTCGGGTAATGATTTACTGGATATTACAGAAAAAGTAGCAATAGAGGAAAAACTTGATAATCGAGGTTTACCACAAATCGGTTTTGAAATTACTAATATTGGCGTTGACTTCTATATGCAAGAAGTATCGTTAAGGTTTAGACACTCAGCGGTTTTATCAAACGTTTTTTACTCCAATCCGATTTTAATTACGAATTACCAAAAGCAGTTCAATACTTTCTTTGAATATCGTAGTTATAAGGACTTTTACGGAACTGCTTATAACAAATTCAATAAATATCAAGCTATTTCACTAAATTGTTATTATGACAGACCAGACGAAGATGAAAGCAGTAGAGAGTACACAGATACTGACGGTGTTAGAAAAACATCAAACGTAATTTCAACTGATTTAGAGATTTATATATTTGAGAAAGGTATTGATAACTTTACATATAAAAGATTAAACAAATTACTCACTAATTCTGTTATTTATGTGAATGGAAACCGAATGACTAATAAAGTAATCAATAAATCAAATGAACGCATAGGCGACACAAATAGATTTACACAAGAGTTTGAAATAGCGGTTAATTATAATGAAACAAAAGAATATGAATATCAATTGTTTTCTCCTATTGAATTGACTAGCAAAGAACCACTAGGCACAATATCAACAACACCTACTGAAATAGTGGGTACATTTAACCAAACAATAACTAAAAATACTGGGAATATTTATCTTTACAAAGATGCGGTTTTATTTGCTACTTTTACACAAGATGATATTGACGTTGTTGGTTCGGTGTTTACTATTGACATTTCAGCATTAACAATCGACGAAGCGGATTATTATATTTTAATATATAGCGGTTTATTTAGTAGTGAATTTGGGGTTTATGGTGGAATTAGTAATAGTACCGATTGGGCTTTTGAACTGGTAGGTGCTGAATTTAATAGCGATTTTGATAACGACTTTTTAATATAAAACAATATGACAAAAACAGAATTAACAAGCGAAATAGGTTCGGCAATAGCGATAGTTATTAGTCGAGTAAAATTATTGCTTGGACTTAGTAAGGTAGTTGATGTACTTTACCCAGTAGCGGTTACAGATAGCAATACAACAGAAACATATACAACAAAAGAGGGTTCTGCAATAACATATACTATTACTTTAATTAAGCACGGTAATTCTGGGCATATGAAAGTTTCAGTTTCTAATTTAACGGGAACTATATCCCTTGCAAACGGAGATATTTTTGATTGGAAAGATACTGAATACAAACCAATAACTGGAACTTCTTTAACTTTTAAAGACTCAACAAATACGGTTGAATTTATTTTAAGAGCAAATAATTTTGGCTACGTTGGAGTAATTCCACCTGGCACATTTCAAGCAGATTATAAATTTTACATAGCACAAGATTAATTATGGCAACAACAGTAAACGCAGTGCAACAAAGTGGTTTTGCAAATCGATATAGCGAAAACGTATTAAATTATAATTTAGCGTTTCAATCTCCGTTTAATGCTGAGATAGTAAGCGGTTCAGGCGTTACTAATGTATCGCAAGATTTTGTTTACGCTTTGAACAAATCATTTTATGTTAGGGCATTAACAAACGATTTATTATTAATTCAAGCACCATCGGACGAATGGACTACTCCAATAAGTAGCTACAGATTAACAAACAATGCTATTTTTCAATTCTCTTGCTATAATGCAAACCCTGAAAGAACAACAGGCAGATTTAGACTTTTTGAAGAGGGTTTTGAAACCTATGTAGTAGAGTTTGATTTAGAGCCTTCAGGACAAGGTTGGATTACTTACTTTCAAAACATCGTTGTTAGCGGCGGTAATTTAAGTATTCAAATAGAGTTTGACCCAATGGAAGATGAAAACCTAGTTGAATTATATTTTGGTGGAATTAAATTAGAATACGACCAAGAGCAAATTTACACACCAACGCCATACACGCCACCAACACCGATTTTAATAAACGAAACAGTAACAATTGATATTCCTTCAATAGCGAGTAATTCAAGCGAAATAGTGACGGCAACAGTAACAGGTGCAAAAGTGGGTATGTTTGTAAATATGACAAGTCCACAAGCGATAACGATAACCGATGAGTTAGTTATTAGTATTCCAGTAGTAAGCGCAACAAATACCGTTTCATTTATAGTACACAATCATTCAGGAGGTTCGATTAATCCAGCATCAGGCGATTTTAAATTTAGAGTCTATGAGTAATTTATCAATAAGAAAAAAGTCTTTAAACACTTGGTTGCATACCGATAGTGTTTTTGGCGACTTTATAATTTCAAAGTTTTATTTCAATTACTTTGAAGCAAAGTTTCAAATAGTCGAGGAGGGAAATACACGACTAGAGCGTTACGAAATAGCAAATATTACTTTATATGACGATACGAATGGTGGAACTCCCGAAACGTTTAGCACGATTACTGAATTATCACTACGTTTAGAAGAATTACAATATCCAGCGTTTGACCGAAGCGGTGGCGTTGTTTCTATTTCGGGATTAATCGAAGCGGGTACAAATGTAACTATTACTGGTTCGGGTACTACTTCAGACCCTTATGTTATTAATTCTAGTGGCGGTGGCGGTACAACTCCAAACTTACAAGAAGTGTTATTAGTAGGTAACGAGGCGGTAGACATACCAATAAGATTTAGCTTTGAAGAATCAGGAGTTTTGCAAACTTCAGAATTGGCTTTTGACCATATAGGAATAACTAGTGAAGAGGCAGGAGAGCAAATATTTTCTGATTTAAACATTGAAAGATTAACTTTTAACGATACTGAAAATACATTAGTAACGGAATATAGAATTGACAAAATCATTCATAACGAAATTAATTATTTGTTGCCTAGTGGAGAAACTTCTACTATTGCGACTTTAAAAGATTTAGAAAGCGGTTATATTCCTTTGAGTGGAACTCCCGATGGAAGCATAGTAACAGGTGCGTTGGAATTTGAGCCTGAAAATATACCTATGTTAAAATGGAAAGATGAAGCAGAAAATTATAACGATTTTTTTCCTTTTGAGCAAGGTTTCTCTTTAAGAAATAACGAAACAGAGGTTTTTGTATTCTACAAACAAGGTTATTTAAGTTCTCCAGTTGATGCTTCAGAAACAGTACCCGAAAATAAACTAATTTACGCTCAAAGACAATACGTCGATAATCAATTCGGTAGATTAATATCGTTAACAGAAACTGAAATATTAGCTATTGCAAGTCCTGAAAATGGTAGATTATACTATAATAGCGATATTAATCAAGTAGTTTTTTATAACGCTACAGAATGGCGTGTAATTAGCGATACTGCAATGTAAACAATTTAAAATAAAATAAAATGACAGCAATTTATTATTCAGAAGTAGAGGTAAGTACTTGTGATATGTGGTTTGAAAAAACTATTTATACAAAAGTTTTACAAATAGTAGGTAACGACCAACAGTTTATAGAAGTTGATTTAGCCTCTTTAAATATAGACCAACTTTTTCCAATTGTGGGTTTTTGGAACGATGGATTTAATACATTTCAAATTAATACACCAATATTTAATTCGGTTTTTTCAACTTATGCTTATGACAATGGAGATTCTATTTTTGGTTTAACATCGCCAAACGATATTATAAATTCAGCATTTACTTATACGGTAATTTTAAAATATACAAAACTAAATCCTTAAAAAATATGCAAGAATTAACAGAACAACAAGTAAAGGACATTGAAGCGACAATTGAAACGCTAAAGAAAGTTTTAGAACTAGGCGCTCCAAAACCAAAACCGTGAAAATTATAGCTAACATACTGCCAATAGGGTTTTATACAATCTTATTGGCTATGTTTGTTTATCGAGGTATTGACTATAATAGTTATATTGCTATTTGGGAAGTGGTAGAACTATACACAACATACGTAGGTATCGCAATAGTAATTCAATCGTTATTCTTTTATAGACATTACACGTCGCTTGTTTGGGGTTGCATTGTTTTTATGCTATTGTGTTTTGCGTTTGATTTGTATTATTATCATTTAGGTAATACTGATTTATTGGATTTATTATATGAGTTAAACATTTTAACTCCGTTTTTGTATATTTGTTTAATTAAAATAAAATCATAATGTTTAAACTAACATTTTTAAAAGGCTTTAAAGAACTATTCAAATTAGTTCCATTATCAATAAAAGAAATATTCTCGCCAAGATTTATTACTAAGCGATACTACTTGCATTTGCTTATTACGGCAGTATTAATGCTATTACCAAACTTCGGATTTAATTCTTTGTTAATTCCTATCGATGCACCAATTAACGTTCGAAATACGACCGTTTTTTGCGTAAATTCGATAGGCTTTACTTTATAATCAACTTTTACTTTTTTTACTTCACCACGAACAATGCCTGAAACGTCAATTTTAACAACGGTATCCTCAAAAGTTTGGTTAAATTCTTTTAAAGCTATTAGGTTTTTAATTTCATTTTGTAAGCTATCGTGAACACCCATAGCAAACTCATTTAATCTATCATTTTGCTTTTCTAAACTATCAATTTCAGCTTGTGAAAAGTTATATAGTTTTTTCAATCGATTAACTTCGCTTTTGTTTGAAATGTAAATAGGTTTTTCGATAACTTCAGCTGGCGGAATTTTACCGATTATTTCCTTTGTTTTGTAAATTGTGGTTGGCTTTACTTTATCCTCGCAATTACTCATTAAAAAGTACATAAAAGCCATTCCGAAAACTAATGTTATTGTGTGTGATTTTAGGTTCATAAGATTTATTTTGTAAATGTTTGTTGTTTTTATAAGTTCTATTCCCAACACAATAAGAACATCTACCGCTTGAATTACGACAATGTTTACTTATTGCTTTTGCTTTCGTGTACTGTTTTTTGATAGTTCTTGACATAGCTTTGGCTTTAAATGGTTTGGTGGCGCTGGAGATTGTCGAGTATATCCTTTAAAATCTCTATCTAATACAATAAACAACAGAATTATTACAATGGCTATTCCAGAGACAATTCCAAAAATACAATAAATATAAAATTTGTCCATAATAAAAGTTTTTGTAAAAGTAATGAAAAAAATGTTTATATTTGTTATCTAGTTCGTTGATAGATTATTGAAAGTTATTTGGACGGGAGTTCGACTCTCCCCGCCTCCACGACGCAAAACGTTTATAGGTTTGATAAGTGACCGAACACTCGGTAAATTGGGGGCGACTGGTTTTGACAGTAATTAAGTAGGTAATAAGTAGAGCTAAAAAAAGTAAACGACAATTCAAAAGTCATCAGTATTGCACCGCTAAGAGCGACGGCATAACGCAGAAAAATTAAAGCACTCCTAACCGAGTGCTTTTTTAATTAAAAAAACCGAAGTGTAGGTGCTTCGGCTCTTAAACTATAAAAAGTAATCAAATTATGAAATACAAATGTAGTGAATTGTTTTAACTAAAGTACAAATTAACTTCGTATTTTCTTCTATGAATTAATCCGTTTAGCTTTTTACCGCCCCCAGTAATAGCCAAATTACTCCAGTACTTTGTTAATTCCCCTTTAGTCATGTAATTATTTATATTCTTAAATAAGTTGTATAATCTCTTAATTCCTTTTTTATCAATGTAGCTTGTTCCAGCATTATAAACGAAGTCGCAAACTGCATCAAATTGATTTTGATTAAGGTCGTCACGGCATAAATTATCGACTATTATTTCAACTTTTCTAAGATGTTTTACCAAATAAAATTCAGCTTCAACTTCTGTTATTTGTTTATCTGTTCCAGTTACTTTTTTACCATCTGGATAGCAAGTAGTTCCGTAACCAATAGTCCAAACCCCAGCAGGACATTTATAAGGTTTACTTTCAAACCCCTCATCGAGTTTAATATTATCAATAAGTGATTTAGATACCTTTGTTATTTTGTTCATAACCTATCTTTTATATAATTAATTAATACTAAAATTGAAGCGAATAATAAACCACTTGCGCCACGCCCCCAAAATTTAATGCTATCAATGTCTTTTTTATGAGAAATATTTTCATCTTTTATACGGTCAACTTTAACTTCTATTTCTTCAATAAGTTTTATTAAACCTTTGTTATTATTCAAAGATGAACCGACTATTGCTGTTGTTAGATTGTCTAAACTAGTAGTCAAAGTTCTAACATCTTTTTGCAATTCTTTAATATGTCCCTCACGTCTATCGTCAGTTGACATTAAGTAATTTACTTTTTCGGTTTGTGTTTTAGGAATATATTTTTCGCTCATTTTACCCTAAATTTTCTGTATCGTGTGAATAATTGTTATTTTCGTTTACTTTTTGAGTTCTTAATAAAGACCAACCGCCAGCACCAATGAAACCAATAAAGACAAATTCCTTAACGTCAAAATCCGCTACAAACAACGGCATAAAAGCGTAAATAGTAGCAACCCAAAAAGAAGTGAAAGTCATTATTCTTTTTTGGCTATACTTACCGTTTGAGGTTAAAGTGTCTTTTAGTAGTTTCATTTTCTCTTACTAATTGGGTGCAAATAATACGCTATTGTCAAACATACAATCATAGCGATTAAATCTAAATACCAATCATGTTTAGGTATAAAGAAATAAAATAAAGGTACTAATAAAGCACCTCGAGTGATCCAACGAATATCTCTATCGCTAGAAACACCGTCAAAATAACGTTGTTGTATCGCTTCAGTTAATGCTCCAATGAATAATGACAATGTAAAACTAAATCCAATCAAAGCTGGTTTAAAATCGACAAACGAACCTAAAAAGAAAAAACAACTTGCGCCTAAAAATAAGTGACTTGGTATGTTTTCTTTTTTAGTTAAGTTTTTAATCGCAAAATCAGCAAACCAATTAATCAATCCTATTTTAAAGTAATTAAATATTTTTTTCATCGTTTCTTAAATATTTCGTTAAACACAAATGTAAGTAATAAAATTGTAAAATAACAAGCGGTGTAAATAGGTAAATTATATTTATCGCTTATCGGGGTTGTGTACCAAAGTAAATCTAAAATAGCTAAAGATAAAACAGTTAAAAACACTCCGATTGAAAAGCTATCAGGAACTTTAACACTCACCACTCCAATAAACGCACCGCAATAGGCAAAACACCAATAGTTTGTTACCGTTTCCCAAAAGTCTTGATTGTAATTTTCGTAATCAAAGACAAATAGAAACAATAACAAAGCGTAAAGTGAATACGTTAATATCGAAAATACTTTTATCATTTTGGTTTTTTTGGAGCACCTATTTGTAAAATTACCAATCCTAAAGCATAAAGCTCATCGTTATATTTTTTAACGGCTTCGATTTGTTCTTCGCTTAATTCAATAGCAGTAAATTCAAATGACGCGTTTGCTATTTCTTCGGGTGTTGCGCTTTCAAACCAAACTTTATTTTCGTTATCCCACTTTCTTTTTAAAAAGTTGTCAGTTGGTAAAATTTCAGTTCCGTTAATTGGACATTCCTCGAAATAGTCTTGTCTTTCGTAATTAAAGGTTTCTTTGTTAAAAATTGCGTAAAGTTTCATAATTAATCTATATTAGTTGTTGCGGTAAATGTGTTGTTTCCTATTTCTGTTATTTCAAAAGTATTTCCCGATTTTGATAGCATACCCGCTTGAGCAGTTGAAAAAGCAATTGACGGTATTAATGTGCCAGCAGTTGTTACGGTAATAGTACCTTCTAAAATTATCTTTGCTTCGGTACTTGCGGAACTCGATGTAACCGCTTGCGCAGTAGCTACTGAACCAGCCGTTAACTGATTTGTTTGTGGTGTTGTTAGAACTCCTAAAGTACCTAAAGATTTATAGTTTATACTTGTTATTGTTGCTGTGCCTAAAAATCCAAAACTAACATTTTTAGAACTTGAAGAAAGTGTTGTAAAATCTAAACAAGCCCTAAAGCAATAGGTTTTATTCGTTCCTGTATTAAAACTACCATTTCCACTTGTTCCAACGTTGAAAATTTTTTGCAATCCTGTTGTGTTGGTAAGTGTGTAATCGGAGCGTAAAAGCATATAGTCTGGTGTTGTTCCTGTACTACTACTATTTATTAATGTCGAACTCCACGCCCCACTATGATAAACCCTATAAACCAAACTACCAGCCGTATATCCAACACCGCCAATCGTAGCCGTTCCGTTTCTCACAAAAACAGTATAACCTTTGCCCTCTGCTGGTGTTGGGTCTGTAAAAGTTGCGTTTGCTACTACGGTATATTTACTATCATTTTCAGCGGTTTTGTTTGCGTTTACTATAATAGCTACTAAATCAAAAGTGCCGTCTTCATTTATCGGCAGTTGATGAATTTTTGGTGAACCTGAATTTTTTTTAACTGTAATATTTCCGTTTCTGTAAAAAGTAGCGTTTTCTATTAGCACGTCGCTTGTAATAAAATCAACACCATCATTGGTTGTGTTTATTTGACCAACAATATCCCCGCCACTATAAAATATTATAGCTTCTGCCTCGTCAATATCGATTTCAATTGTATTAGTAGTAGTCGCTCCTACATCCGTCACTTCTTGTAAGTTTGGTGTCGGTGTTAAATCAACAACTGGATTTAAAGGGTCTGCATTATCAACTGCCGAACCTGTAACACTTTGAACCGAACCAGTTAAGGGTGTAATAGGTATCTCGACCGAGATTTCCCAATGTGTGTCAACTGTAATTAAAGCGTTTAGATTTTCAGTACATACCAAATCAGGGAAACCGTCTAAATTTATATAAGTTCCAGCACCTACTAAAATAAAACTAGGATTTTCGGGAATAGCAGGTAAAGTTTGACCGTCACTAACTGATACAGGCAAAAAACCAACACCAGAACCGCTTTCAATTGCGGTTGCAACTAAAGTAATAAAAGCTTCAACTGTAGTTTGTTTTAATTCCGTACCAACTTGATGTGGCAATAAACTTGTTAGTGTCGCTGGCTCACTTGGTAGCTGGTCAACTCTTACGGTTGTAATATCTTCAGGTATAATTGCCATTTTATAATTTCATTATTGTTAATACTACTCTATAAGGTTGCATATTTTTGTTAGTTCCTGAAACTCCCTCAGTACTTAACGATGTTTGAACACCTGTAGAACCGTCGTCGTTGGTACAAATAAAAGTTCCAGGCTCTGGTGTATTATCTTCTGAACCAATAAAGGTATGAGTGTGAGAAACAAGTACAGCATCTTTTGAGCCACCAACCGCACCAATTACACTATAATTAGTTCCGTAGCTAATTCTTACTAAACCGTCAAGTACAGGAGTTCCGTTTTGTCCGTTACAAATAGCCCAGCCATCCATTATTAATATACCTAATCCTGTGCTATCAAAATTAGTATCAATATACGCTTGATTTACTATTAAATCCCTTACTTCAAACTGAAATGCGTTAGAATTTACATTAATAAAATCAACTAATTGTTGTCCTGTTACTTGCTCTAAATCAGTGCCGTTTTCAATAGGCAATTTACTTTCAAGAGTAATTTCGCCTACTGGCAACTCACCTACTCTTATCGTTGTTATTTCTGCTGGATTAATTGCCATCTTTTGTTTTTATTATAAAGTTTGCATCTTCATTTGTTACTATTAATACGTCAGGGTCGCCATCGTTTAAAACAAACTCGCCTAAACTTCTAACTAACGGTTCGCCATAACCTGTAATTACACCCGAAAAACTTAAAAAGTCGCCTACATTAGAAACTTCGCCTATTTCGGTAATATATCCTTTGCCGTAATCTACAACAGGAAAAATAGAACCTTGTATTTTCCAATCTAAAAGCGTTCTGCTTCTTTTTAACAACTTCAATCTATCATAACTAGCTACGTTAAAATTACCACCCGCAACCGTTGTGTTAATTTGTAAACCATCAAAGGGTATAGTATAATTTTGATTTATTGGACGACCTGTAAACCAACTATTGTTATCTCGTGTTGTTGTTGGTAGCATTTCGCTTGTTTCGCTTATTGAATTTCCATTCAAACAAGCAATAGGCAACCAATTACCTAAGTATTTAATAAATAAAATTCTATCTTCTCCGTTGGTAAATTCCATACTACAAATATAATTATTTTAATTTATTCTAAATAAAATTAACCTTTAATTGTTGGTTTAATTGTATTATTACCGTAATCAGGTGTTATTTCATAAAGTATGTCCGCTAAATCATCATTATAAAACTGCATCATTTTTTGACTTACAATGTTTGTGTTAAGGTTATAAGACCACTCAATAAACATAAATATTCCCACTATACCATCAATTTGAATGACCGATAAATACGGCATATACCCAAAAATATCACCTGAAAATATTTTAACAGGTCTTGATTGTATTCTTAAATCATCCATTGCACTAATGCCTAATAACGGCAAGGTTTCAAACTTATTTTTTCTAGTCCAAGTAGTTGTTAAAGTTTCAAAATCATCTGTATAAATCGAACCTACTAAAATCCTATCACCGTCACCATTAAATACTTTTTGATTTTCTTTAGTAATCGAACTAGGTGGTAAACGTCTTGAAACGGTATGATTTTCTCCTTTTATACCCTCTCTAGTAAGTTGGTTGTCTATAATATCTATTTTAGAATATTTTACTGTAGTTGTGGAATTATCGGTTATAAAAACGCTTGGAATAAATAATATTACGTGTCGTATTTCTACAGTTATTTCACAATCATTAATAATAGGAGGCATTATTATTTCATTTGTAAAAAACCTTTCGGAGTTTTTAAAAGCCGAAGCCTTAACTCTAAATAAACTATTTGTAGTAGTCCATTCGTACGCTTGATTTAAAAAATATCCGTCGTCAGTTGAAATTCTAAAAAAAACTTCTATAGTTATACCTTTTGCAATGCCTCCGTTTTTTATAGTAGAAAATTTAGCTATAAAATTTAAAACATCATTAGCTGAAGCTAATATAGAAGTTGAGGTTAATATTGTTATTGGTGTTGCATCTTTTTCAACTAATAATTCAAGACCTGATGTTTCTATTGGATTGGGAACTATTTGTATTTCATCGGTAGGTAAAACGGGGTTTGTTTCCCAAAATTCAAACTCCATATCCGAATTATGGTTTAGATTAGGGTTTTTTATTAATCCCTCTAAAAATCCGTATTCGTAATTTAATCTATAAGCAGAAACTGCTCCTTTTGTTTCTATTTGCTGATTAGCACCACAATGATGTGGGAAAAAGTTATTAATTTGACTTCCTAAGACCGTGTTAAAATTATAATTAAAAACCTCGTCGGTTGTTTGGTTTATAAATTCTGTAAATCCTGTTGCCTGTAAATCGTTAGGGCGAAATATCCACCATTTACCATCCTGTTGCGTAATAACTGCCGACAATAGATTTAAAACCGAAGTTAAAACCTCGTTACAATCCATTATAATAACGTCGTTACTTTCTTTTATAAAACGTGACGAGTTAAGATAAACATCTTTTAAAATATTCACTCCTGTATATCCGTTGTATTCCAAAGCTATACTTGTATTAATATCTAAAGTCAATCTTGTTCTTTTTAAACACGCTTCAATTATTTCGTAAAAAGATAATTTACCTGTGTATTGAAGTCCGTTAGTTTGTACAAAAGACAAATCTTTCAATGCTCCAAGTCCGTCGGTACTTTCAATATTTACAAGCCACTCATCATTTACAAAACTTTGTTGCGTTCCATCGGGTTTAATATATCCCTCAAAAAACACTAAACCATCTTTTAATAATTCGGTTTTATAAGTGAACTCATCCGACAAAGCAAACTCATCATAAGTTAGTGATTGATTAGCTAATAATGACAATTGTAATCCTGTTCCCCTTACTGGTTCTAAAATAGTATCAACTGTAGATTTATTTATAGTAATCGAGCCAAATATTTCAGAAGACGTACCAGCGTAATTTTGTTTAAATATGTTTAATCTATAATTATCGAAAATCAAATAATAGATTAGATTTATTTCTTGCGGTTCTACATCCTCAACACTTAAAGTAATATTTGCATTTATTCCGCTACCTATTAATACCGAAGCATCCGCATTTATAAAAACCTCGATAGTATTGTCAACTACACTGTAAAAAATTAAATCGTTTACAAAAGCTATTCTTAAGTAATCTACTGTTTTTTCTAAAGTATCTTGTAAATTAGCACCGATAGCCAATTCAACAATCGTTTCAGGCTCATCACCAAAAGGAATGTATTGTATATTTAAATCCGATAATCCGTTAGTGTAAAACAAATCAAAGCCATCAATAGTAATCGAATAACTAAATCCTGTATTATCTGTTACTGGTTGCGCCGAAAAATTAATTATAATCTTTTTTGCCATTATCCTAAAGTTATTTGACCGCCTAAACGTCTATTTGCATTCAATGTATTACTTAGTACACCGATTAATTTTTGCCCCGCTATTTCAAAAACAACTGTACCACCATTATTTGAACCGCCCGAAAAACCTGAACTTGTAAAACTTGAGTTATTTGCTCCACTTCCTGTTGAGCCGTTTGCGCCTCCGCTACCACCAACTGAACTACCAATTGATTTAGATTTAGCACTAAAAAACGAACCTAAAGCAACTAACGCTACACCTGCTCCAATTGCAACGGCTGGATTTAATGATTTTAACGAGGATTTAATAGCCAGCAACCCAACTCCAACTTGTATTGCCATTTTACCCATATCAACTAAAATAGCCCCTAAAGAATCTAATAGTGTTGCCCCAATTGCTTCAAAAACACTTGTACCATTAGCTAAAGCATTGCCTATTGCGCTACCAATTCCAGCAAAGGTATTTACTATTGAATTATTTATGATTTCACTTGCTTTGTTATTGAAGTCAATTAAAGCTAAAGCCATAGCAATACCAGCCTCATCAACTGCGTTTTTTATCTCAGGAAGCGTTGATTTAATAACACCTGGCAACTCTTTTATTTTATTTCCAAAAGCATCAACTTGACCGTTAAAAGCCTCAATTTGGTTTACATCAAATAATGGTGCTGGAATTATTAATTTCGGTATTCCTTTAACTTGTGGCGTGTTAAATGTTTTTGAAGGCTTACCAACTTCATTATCACCAAAGAAATTAAAATTAAAATTCTTTGCTATTTTAGCAGCGTCTTGTTGAAACTTTTTAGCTATATCTAAATTTCGTTTCGCTGCATCAGCATTTACTTTTATTTCTTCATCTTGTCTTTTTTTAGCTTGTTGTTGTAACGATTTTTGCTTTGCTTCATATTGTTCTTTACTTCTAGTTTGAGTTAAATCAGCATCTAAAAAAGCGTTTGTAAATTCGGATATTTTTTTAAGTCTTGTTTCTTCTACTTTTAATAAATCTTTTGCAGCTTGGTCTAAGGCTATATTTGCAGCTGCCTTAAACAAAGTCATTTTTATATAAGCGTCCCCAGTTTCGATAAGTCTTTTTTCGGCTTGTTCTAAAGAGTTTACTATGCCTGTTGTTTTACCTATAGTTTCATTGTAATTTTTAACTACTTGGTCTTTGTTTAAAAAGCCTTGTTTTGCTAAATCAATTTGATTTTTTAAATCATTTACATTTGTAACCGCCTCCTGAACTGTTTTACTATTAAACGCTTGCTCTGTTACGCTTTTTAACGCTTCTTTGTATTTATCAGTATTTCCAGTTAATTTATTTATAACATCGCCTAAAGTTAAACCTGATTGACTTAATAGTGTAAATCCTGTAGTCAACAACGAAACACCTAATAAAATCCCCCCTGTTCCCGCTATCGATGAAGCCAACGCTTTTAATGCGCCACCTGTAGAGCCTGTTTGTTGTTTTAAGAAACTAAAACTTTCAGCAGTTGCAGTTAAATTGTTACCAATTCCAATAATTCCAAAAGGGGCATCTTGCGCAATACGTGAAAACTGCAAAAGTGTATTCGAACCATTACCAACTTGTTTAGTAAATTGACCGCCAATAACACCGCCTGTATCTTTAACCGTTGTTTTTAATTGGTTTAGATTAGCTTTAGCGTCTTTTATTTGAGCGGTTATTTCTTTAGTATCAAGACCAAGTTTTATTTTCTCTAGTTTTACTTTAGAAAGTTCTTTTATATCAAATTCTACCTCTTTGATTTTTTTATCAAAGTCGGTTTTATCTGCTCCAATTTGTACCTCTAATTTACCTCCGTTCATTGCTTTTGTGTTTTATCAATGTATTTTTTGTATTCCTGTAAAAATAACATTTTACTATTTTCTGAAACACCGCCTTTACTAATCAAATTTTCATCACCCAATGGTAAAAACTTTTGCTTTCTTTTTTCCATTTTTTTAGGGTCTTGATGTGGTGCAATATATGTAGTCCACATTAATTCCCTTAACTTTTGCCAATCGTATAAATCTTGCCTTTTATAAGCAAAAAGCCTGATTTGAAATTCTGCCCACGTCATTGCGTACACGAAATCCAAATCAGGACACTTTAACTCACCTAGCGCAAATGATATTACATCTTCTGCCCAGTTTATTTTTTCGTTACTTTTTTTTTATCTTTACTCTCAGGAACATCTTTAGTTAATGATTGGCTAAAAGCTAATTCAAAAGATTTGTAAACATCACTTTCAAAACCTCCAGCTTCTTCAATCCAATCAGTAACATCAAACGACGTAAAAGGAATTGCTTCTCCAAGTTTTACATAACCAAAAGCACAACTGTAGTACATTATAAGCGGATTCCATTTATAAGGGTTTGCAGTTGCTTTTATTCCAATTTCTTGAATACTAATATTTTCGCTTTCAAGTAAATTACCTAAAAAACCTAGTCCAAAATAAAACGTGCGGTCTTGACCTCCGATATTTAAAGTTATTTGTTTCATTAAGCCTCAGGGTCTGTTAATAAAATAGTTCCGTCACCACTTAAAGAAGCCGAGAAAGTTGTAACCTCATCGCCACTTCCAGCGGTGTCGCCTAAATCAGTAATAAATGCAGTACCGTAATATTTAATCGAACCCGCATCGGTTACGTCAGTATCTATTTTCCAAGTTACTAAAGTTTTAGCCATCTGCAAAGCCAATAAGGCATCGTGTGAAATTTTAGTATCATCACCACCAACAGAAGTAGTATCGATATACTCACCTTCAGCATCAATAGTGTAGTTAAATTGTCCAGCTGTTTTTTTAACAACGCCTGGAAAACATTTTGTTGTACTTTCAATAACTGAAAGTGTGCTATTTAAGCTATTTGAAGTTAAACAAGCAACTGGCTTATAAGCCGAAGTATCGTATATATATAAGATACTATTTTCTCCTTTAATACTCATTTCTTTTTAGTTTTTTAATTGTTGTTTCAAAGATACAAATTTTATTTATAAATAATCTAAATAAGAATAATTTATTCTAAAGTTAATATAACCCGAATAAAATTTCTGTAAACTGTTTGTGTTGATGTACTTGTGTTTAGTGTAGATGGAAACTCAAAACGTCTATTAACTACCGTATAACCATCAATTTCAATATCTTTTATTAGTTGGTAAATTTCGTTTTCTGCATCATCATTCGCTAATCTACTACCGACATTTCCAGCACCGTTATAAATATCTACTATATCTAACAAAGTATAAGAAATCCATCGACTACCGCATTTAGTAGCTTTGTCTATTTCTTTGTCTTGCGTTGATATAATAACGTATTGACTTGGAGCGTTGCTACTAGTTGCTTGACTATCAAAACAAGGATATTCGGGATTGACTAAATCAAAAATAGCTTTACGAACGAACTTTGACGGATTTACCATATTTTTCTAATACTTTTTTTAATTTATCAATATACTCTTGTCGTCCCCTTATTAATGCTGGATATAAAAAAGGTCTTGGTCTTAAATTTATTTGCTTAATTCCTTTACCTTTAAATTTAATTGCTTGTTCTTTTAACTCGTCAGGAACTTGAACAAGCCCTCCAGTTCCAAACTCTACAAATGGCGCGTAAGGTGCTAAAACTCCACCCGCTTCAATTTTCCAATTAGTTGGACTTTCTTTTTTAGACTGTATTGATTGCCCTAATTTACCTAAATCAGTAGGCGCGTTTTGTTTTGCATAGTTTTCAATCTTACGAGCAACTTGCTCAGTAACTCCGGCAATATCTTTTTCGGCTTCAGCTCCGTATTTACGCAAATTAGAAATAACAGTATTTAAACCTTTAATCTCCATTAATCTCTTTGTGTTGTTGTAATTTCTAAATCGATTGTGTCTAAACCAATTTCAACTATCCCGTCAATGTTATAAGACTTGTTTTTATACTTAATAAAATTATCTTTTAATGATAATGTAAAATTAGTATTTTGACGTATAATAAAAATTTGACTTTGTAAATTATCGTTTTGACCGTTTTCGTTTTCGAATTTAGCAGTTTTAGTTTTTACAAAAGCCCAAACAGTACGTAACAAAGCAGTAGTAACGGTATTACCACCGAAACCATCGGGTACGGTTGTTGTTTCCCAAACTTCTATTTGCTTTGTGTATTTACGTGCTTCCATTAAATAAACCTCCTATTAACATCAATTGCTTGAATTACCGATAAAGGAATTAAACTTGTATTAGTTTGCTTTTCTCCCTCATAAAACCACACCTTAATAATTTGCAAACCAGCATCGATTAACTCGCTTGGAATATCCTCTAAATTACTATAACCAATAGTAAGCGTAACCACATCGTTAACCGTCGGTACAATGGCGTACAAAGGTCTGTATTTAATATCTAATTCCGTTTCAGAATTATCAATCGGGTAATCATAAACTTTCACCTGCTGAACTAAAGCACAATCTTTGTAATAGACTTTTTCACGTGTTTTAAAAATATGGTTTGTTCGCTTTTCAATAAATGACAAAGCCGAATTAATCATTTGCGTGATTTCATCATCCGTTACCGTTTGGTCGTCGTCGATACGTAAATATAATTTAGCTTGCTCAAGCGATATTACATCGGTGTAATTTGTCATTTTTTATTAGCTTTTTTTATTTCCTTATCAGCTTGATTTGGTGTTTTCTTTGTAGCAATACCAAATGTTTCGTGTTCAATTAATCCGTAGTGAGCTTTTTCTTCCGCTTCTTCGTCGCTCAATTCAATCGTATCACCAACTATATAATTTGTTTTATTAGATAGTTTATAGAAATCTCTTTTTACTTTGTATTGTTTCATAATTGTTGCTCAATTAAGTTAGTAAAATCGCATATTTGATTAATATTAATATAGTCTTGGTAATCGTTAACTTTATATCTTTTATTGTTAAAGTCAGAAAATTTAACAATAATAAAATCGCCTCTTGCATCAATGCCACGACTTAAAATCGTAAAGCATTCTGCTTGTTGCGGTTCGGTTATTTCATCGGAACTACACGAAAACAAAGCTAATAATAATATTAAAAATAGTCTTTTCATTTATTTAGATTAAATATTAATAAGTCAAAGATATAAAAAATATTTATTTATTTGAAAAATAGTTTTATATTTGCTTTATCAATATTTGATAGCCTACACTTTATTCGATAGGTTGCACGATAAAATTTTATATTTTATAAGGGTTAGTATAAACTGCTAACTTAAACAGGGTAGGATACTGTTGGTGTAATTCGATTAATATTGATAAAGAAACAAACGTATGAAGATGTACGTCACAACTAAAAACAACCAAAAGACCTATGTAATGTAGGTCTTTTTTAATTTGTAGAATTATGAAAAATAAATTTAAAATTATTATCGACATTCTTTTTAAAAACAAAGAATATGTAGAAAAAACTTTTTCAATTAAAACAGATTACAAAGGTATTAACCATTATAAACCCGAAACTATTGAAATGTTAGGTCGTTTTGTTTTGCCTCAATATCAAACTATTAGTGATGAAGATTGTTTTAAAAAAGCCATTAGAAATGTTTTTGAAAGCAAAGATATTTTTGATTTTATTCAAAAAGAAAAGAATGTAGGTTATGAGAGTTTGGATTTTGTTAAAAATGAATTTACTACGGTTTACGATGTTAAAATTAATTTATATAAAAAACCCTCCGATTAAAGAGGGTTTATAAAACTATAGATTAACTAATTACGCAGTAGCCGTAAAGTCACCGTAAACCAATGCTAAAGGTTGTTCAACTGCTAAAGCAACTTGAGCCTCAATACGAGCGGTAATATTGTTGTTAACGAAGTTAGAGCCTTCAGTTTCAGAAAATTCTAAAGATAAGCCTTCAGTAGTAACTTTGTTCACTCTTGACCAATCACCAACGTAATATTTATTAGCGGCTAACCAAGTAGCTTTGAATACTTGAACACCAGCAACTCTTAAAACACCACCCTCATAAGTAACGGCACTTTCTAAATCTTGCTTTGCAGTTTTTAAAATATCCAAGTAATCAGATGGTCTAATAACAATACCATTTACCATATAGTTGGCATCCTCTAATTTACCGATTTCATTTATAAGCATTTCAGATTTTGAACTACCTGTAATAATTTCAGTTGAAGCGGTTGCGTCAGAGGCTAATATAGTGTTAAATGCAGTGTTTTCAGCTTTGAAATAATCACGTCTTAATAACTGCGGAATTGCAGAAGTAATGTAAGATAGGTTGTTACGCATTTTTTTAGAGTAACGAGCAAAACCAGCGATAAAGTTCGTTGGAACGTCAACCGCAGTAAAGTCGTAATCTCTTTGCGCTTTTGCACTACCCTCAGTTTGTGCAGCAATAGAACCCTCACCAGCACCTTCTACCGTATAGGTATAAGTACCACCTGAAATGTTAATGTTTCCTGTTAAATCAGAAACGTTAACCATCTGCGCTGGAAACTTAACAATATCGAAATTGTAATCTCTAGGCTCTTCACCAGTAAAGTTGGCAGTGGTCATATTTCCAACTGCTTTCAATCTTACTTTGTTGTTTTCTCCAACACCCGCAATTTTTTCAGCGTTTTCTTTGATTAAAGATTTAATAGCGTCAACTTGTGCGTTGGCATCAAGTTTTCCTTTTTCTTGCAATTTTAAATCTAAACTATCTGCGTGGTCTTGAACCGCTTTTAAATCCGCATTAAATTTAGTTTCCAATTCCTCACGAACTGTTTTAATTTCAGCGTCGAAAGTTGATTTTATAGCGGTTGGCAACTTAGCCTCTAAGGCATCAATTGCAGACTTAACCTCTGTTGCGGTTTTAGTCTCTAGTGCGGTTTTAATACCGTCTAATTCTTGTTTTAACTCTAATTCTAAAGCCATTGTTTTAAATTTTTAGTGTGTTTTTAAATGATTTTAACGTGTCTAGTATAATCGGCTCATCTTTCAAAGTGTCAGTTTCTAACGGCTCTTTATCGAGTGATTTTAATAATTTTTCTATTTCGATTAATCTTGAATCAGAATAATCTAAATTGTATGCTTTTTGTAATAGTTCCATAAAGCCGTAATGACTTTTTATAGATTTGATATCTTGAACGGTGCTTAATTGATTTGCGCCCCAAGAGGATAAAAACGAATACTCCATTAATTTATACTCGATTATCCTTGCTTTTTCTTTCGCGTCCCTTTGCACTACTTTATAACCAATAGACAACTCAGCATTCAAACTACTATCATACATTAATTTAATATCGGTAAACATATCTCTACCTAAATCTTTATTCATATTAAATTGAGTAGTAGTAAGTAAGCCATAAGTATCTTTAGCATCAATAACCAAAGGCACTCCAATCATCATAGTTGGATTGTGGTCTTTTAACACTCGAATGCGTTTAAAATTTTCGTTTACGGTCTTTTCAAATGAACCATAAGCGGAAATATCTCCATCGCTATCTTTGAAGTTATAGACGTTAGCGTATGCCGTAACAACGCCTTTTTTATCGTCTAATTCTTTTAGGTCGTATGATATTTGTTTAAAATCCATAATGCAAATATATTAATTTATTTTTAATTAGTCTAAATAAGGTTAATTTTTTATTGTTTGATAAATTTATACTTATATATTTTTAACCCATTAGGTTCTACATCTGTTGTTATTTCAATTATATAAAAAGGAACTTGCTCGCTTTCTTTTAATTCATCAAAAAACTCACTTGTTCCATAAAAATACCAAAGGTCGTTTTCCCAATACCTAAACTCAATATGATTTGGTTTAAAGTCTTTGAAAATTAAGTAAAAAGCACTCCAGCAGTTTTTATACGCTTCGTCAGTTATTTTTATAATTCCTTTTTTCATAATACTTAATTTTTTATTTTTCTAATAGGCAATCCATCTTCATCCTCTTTAATTGTAAACACTACTTTACAACGGCAATTTATGATATTCCCACTTGCTCCGTTTGGTGCGCCCGGATAATCCAACTCTTCACCCCCAACAAAAAATGTTCTTTCAGCATCAACTGTTACACCATTCATATCGTAGTGGTCAAACATTGATTTTGGCGGTCGTCTTGTTCTATTGTCTTGCGCACTTATCCAAGTTTTTTGTAATTGGTACTCACTATTTTGTGATGCTAATACCGTAGCTAAATTAGTAGCGGTTGTTGTTTCAGTTCGTGCTATTCGTAACGCTTGCGATTTAAACCAACCGAACTTATTTTGTAAATTTCTAGTTATTTCAGCAACTGATAAATTATTCTCGTAACCATCGGCAATAACTTTTATAATACTTTCAATTAATGTTTGATGCACCGATACAATCCTTAATCCTGCATTACTTTGTAGCCATTGCGATATAATCATATCAAAATCTATTTCGGCTTTTAATTGTCTTGCAGTTCGTTTGTATTGCGCACCGATTAAAGTAGTGTAAATCTCTTTATACATCTTTTTTATTTGTGTATCAGTAACGTTTGAATAAATTAACGCCTCGTAGGTTAATTTAGCCATATTAGTAAATGGAATAGAATTAACAATAGATAAAACATTACGTCTAACTACTCGGTACGCTTGTAATTCCTGTCTTATTCTAAGTTTGTCCATTTTGTTTATAATTACAATATCCTTTTTTTCTACAGGATAAATCTAAATTTTTAAATCCGCATCTATCTATAGTTAGGCAATAATTTTTTGTTTTATCTTCTTTGTTTAAAACATTTATTTTTTGTTCTAAAAACTCTATATATCTGTTTAATTCAAAAACATAATCTATATCAAAAACTTTTTTGGTTTTATAATTTGGCACTTCAGGTCTTTTCATAACTATAAATTTTGATTTATATCTTCAATCGTTGGGTCGTTCACATTAACCAAATTATTAGGTATAAAAACCTCGTCCATCATTTCAGCGTCCATTCGTTCATAATTAAACACCTCACGTCTTTCGTTTAACGTTAAAGGAACTGAATTAACCCACTTAGACATAGTTTCCATATCCGTTTGCATTTCGGGCATTTCTGTAATATCAAACTCCAATTCGGCATTTTCGTAACCTTTAAATTTACGGATAAATTCAGGATTTAAGTAAGAAGCTAATAAATCCAAATCGGGTTTAATATTGTCAATCATTACCCTTTTACGCGCTTCAATAAGTGTATCAGTAAACCCACCGCCACCTGTTGTACGTCTATCTTCATTTAGCAAATTAACATCCCAATTCAAACAATTTGCTAAAGCACGTCTATCATTGCTCAAAAACTCAAAAGGTTTTAACTCATCAGTAGTCAATGATATTCTAGTAAATCCAAGTTTTGCACTTGCGCCAGCTATATTGGAAAGTTTAGCTTGTGAATTATCCATTTCAACTAAACGTTCTTTCAATTCTTGTGCTTGTTCGGCTCTTAAAGGACTTTGACCATCACCAGCGTGTATAAATCCATAAACACCGCTATTTTGCGAAGTCTTAACATTAGTATCAATAAAACTATTTGAACTATTTATATTTCTAATAGCGGACATTAATTCGCTATAGCCGTATAATTGTGTTCCGTTATAATCAAAAAATGGATTGGTTCGTTTAATGTGAATGATACTATCCGCTTCAAATCTAATAAATTGGTTACCTTGCTCCATTACATAATAATCGATGGGGTTTTCAGTTCCAACCATTGAAGCATTAGGCTTTAAAACAATCTTTACCCAGTGTGATGGTAATATATGTAATTGTAACGGTACGCCTTTATTAATTCCATCACTTGGCGACATTTTATATAAATAAACATTACCGCAAACTTTAAGATATAGTTTATAAAGAAAAACTAAATCATTCCAAGTTTGCAAAGTGTTTGGTCTATCTAAAGGCATTGGCAAATATTCATCAGAATATGTTTCTGCCTTGATTTTATCTAATTGTTTTTTTTGTTGATACGTTAAATCAATAGGATATGATTTAACTAACTGTAGCTTTTTCTCGTCTTTAATCTTCTTAACGTAAAACGGCACAACAGTTGATTTAGACGCCATTTGATTAACCATAGCGTTAACGTCGGGGTTTTCCCCATAACCTTTGATTAATAAAACCGATATATCTTGATTGTATGTATTTGTTTGACCGCCTAACAATCTAAAAACCGCCTCATAAAGTTTATTTTGAGTATATGTTTGTGGATTTCTAAAAGCCTCCCAAGCCGACTGAAGTCTAT